AAACCCGCTAGAAAATAAGCCAAAAAACATAGGGCAAGCGTGGCAAGCGAAGAAACCAAAAAAGAAAAAAGGTGATCGCATGGCTAAAATCCTACCATGTATATCCGCATACAATTGTGTATGGGGCCGTAAACACAAGGTGAGCGACGAGAAGCACGCAGTGGTAGTTGTATGCACGATGCCAAGATGTGTGATGAAGCAAAGAGGCAAGGTAACGCTCGATAAAATGATGCGCACAACGGAAGATGACTAATGGTCAAATACACCGTAACCTGCAAATGCAAGCGTAAGCGAACATACGAGGCCCACGACATTGGCGAATGCATCCAACTTGCAGAGGCTGACGGATGGACGCGTGTAGGCGATATGACGGCGAGAGCGTGTAAGGCGTGTGCGGAGACGGTAGTGAACTAACGCGGATGTAATAAACATTTCGACAAATAAAGGGAATTCCTGCGGTGTCCGACGAATTGGATATGCAGGAGGTGAATGATTTGGGACGCATAGTTAAGCAAGAAACAATCGATGGCAAGCATTGGGTGGGCGTTGTAAGTGAGTTAAATGGGAATTGGCTTGCATCAACTCAACAAGTGAGAGTGGACGGACAGATGATTGGAGACGTACACCACGTCTGCGATAGTGAAGAAGAAGCTATTAAGCACATTGAAGATGAATGGAAGCAGAAATTTAATAAATAATGTCGATGCCCACTCCGGTGGGTTTTTTATTTGTAACCGTAACGCGTAGACGTAACGTAACGGAAATAGGCGTAACGACTGGAGGTGTAACGCGATGGTTGGATATAACGCGCAGTGTAAGCTCTGCAACTGCGAACAACGTGCATACGCAGAGAAGATGCATGAACAGGGTGCGAGTTTGCGACAGGTTGTGGACTTTCTCGCGAGTCATGGCGTTACACTTTCGAAGCCATCCGTGAAACGTCACTTTGACACTCACTTCGCACCGAAGGATGAGGCAGCCAAACAATACTATGAGAAATCGGAAGTCGTCATGCAAGAGGCTGTCGATAAACGACTCACTGACCTACAGATGCTTGACTCCAGCATTGAACGTAGCTTTAGGCTGCAAGCATTGGCCTCAGACACGATTGAACGACATCTCACAGAGGATGTTCTCGTCATCAGTAAGAAGACAGGACGTCCGGTGCTCCATCCAGAGACGATGGAACCACTGAAGCAACGCATAGCCCCTCCAAAAGCTACGGTAGACCTTTATGCAGCGGTTACCGGAGAAGTCCGTCAGACATTGAAACTCAAGGTTGAGATACTCGGTGATAAAGACCCTGAAGGTACAACAAAAATTATTGGAGGTATGCCGGAAGGTTATGAGGCAGATGGCGACAGTTAATGTTGACTTGACAAACCTACCAAACCTTACGAATCACAAATTCTATCCACTTTACCAGAATCGTGACCGTTACTTGGTGCTCATGGGTGGTGGTGGATCGGGTAAGTCGGTATTCACCGCACAGAAAATCATAATGCGCATGATTACCGAGAAGCCACACCGATTCCTTGTCCTTCGCAAAGTCGCTAAGACGCTTCGTGAGAGTGTGTATGCAGAGTTGACAAAGGTCATCTCCCAATGGGGCCTGAGTCAACTCTTTCGAATTCACAAAGGCGAGTTGCGGATCCAATGCGTTAACGGGAACGAAATCCTGTTTGCTGGTCTGGATGACGTTGAGAAGCTAAAGTCCATCAGTGGTGTCACTGGGATATGGATTGAAGAAGCCAGTGAGATTACAACCGAGGATTACCGACAACTTGACATCCGCTTGCGCGGTAAGTCAAAACACTACAAGCAAATGGTCATCACCTTCAACCCAATCGACATCAACCATTGGCTAAAGAAAGAGTTTTTCGACCGCAACAAGCCAGACTGTACGACGCTCCACAGCATTTACAAGGACAATCGATTCCTCGATGAAGCATCCAAACGTGTACTTGAAGGTTTTAAGGAGTCAGACCCCTATTTTTACGAGGTCTATTGCCTTGGCAAATGGGGTGTCCTTGGTAAGACGGTGTTCAACGCCGAACGGTTGGCGCGGATGCTTGACTATACACGGAACGGGGTGATGCATCGTGTCAATGCTCATGATGGCAGCATTGTGGATGATGACTCGGGAGACTTGGAGATATTCCAACAACCTGAACCCAACCGAGAATACGTCATTGGTGGTGACGTTGCCGAGGGTTTAGAAATCGGAGACTACAGCGCGGCCTATGTAATCGACGTAGAGACCGGAGAAGACGTCGCAGTCCTGCATGGGCACATGGATGCAGATGTATACGCGAGACAACTTGACACGCTCGGGCGGTATTACAACACCGCTCTGCTTGGTGTGGAAATCAACAACATGGGGCACAGCGTAGTCAATGTGCTACTCAATTACACGTTCTACCCGAACCTATACCACCACGACCAATACAACGCGGATAGTGGCAAGAACGATTCCAAGCCCGGTTGGCCGACGAACACCGTCACGCGTCCAATCCTCGTTGACACACTTATTGAGGGCATCAGGGAAAGCGTGTGGCCTGTGAATGACGCCAACCTAATTATGGAGATGCAGACGTTCGTTCGTAACCCGCAAGGCAAGCCACAGGCGCAGAACAAAGGTAAATCAGGCGGTTCATATGATGACAGGGTAATGGCCTATGGCATCGCCCATCAGATGCGATTACGCAGACCTGCATCCATCGGTCATGTGATGCCGCCTGTGATTGGTAGCGTGGCGATCAAACGTTAAAGGAGGTGACAACTTGAAGTGGTATCAGAAGGCAATATATAGAGCCGCAATGGCTGTTCTGCCCGCTAACGTAAAAGCCCAGATGATGGGCACAGGTCGGATGACTGTTCCAAAGAACGCTAATCCGTGGAGCATGTTCAACTGGCTCCCAAAGAAATATCAGACGGCCCACACGCTCGACCTAACGAAGCTGCAGAGTTATACGGCAGAGGAACTGATTGAACTCCTGATTAGCGTCCATCCAGACGTATCACACGCCGTTCACACGTATCTGCGCATGGGCGACACTGAAATGTCCATAGAGGCCGATAACGAGGGCGCACAGTCTACCATAGACGCGTTGGTAGAAATGCTCAATACACCGCTCACGTCACCGGGCTATCAGCATGGGAGAAGTTTGGACAAGTTAGACGGAATCCAACGCCTGATGGTCATGGTTCGCGGTGCATGTGCCGGTGAAGTTGTGCTGAACACTCAATGCAATGATGTGGTAGACATCGTGCCCGTGGACCCGGCGCTCATCTGGTTCAAGCGTGAGCCGGACACCAACCGCCTGATTCCATGGCAGTTCGTCAAATATCCGAAGTATGATCAGCAGGCTCCGGGTGAGTGGCTCGGACAATACAAACGGATTGATACGCCGACCTTCATTTATGAGGAATTAGATCCAATCGTGGATGACCCATACGGCCGCAATCCAATCCTCCCAGCTTTACAGGTTGTGTTCTTCCACATCCAAGTGTTGCAGGACCTGAAAGCTGTGGTTCACAACCAAGGGTATCCACGCATGACGGTGAACTTGCTCGAAGAACTGATGCTGAAAAACATGCCGGCGCAGTTCAAGAACGATCCGAACGCACAGCGTACATGGCTCAGTCAGCGTCTGGCGGATACGCAGACCATGATGCAAGGTCTGAACCCTGACGATGCACTGATCGGGTTTGACTCGGTGAAGTTCGACTACATTCGAGGCGGCGGCGGTCCAGTGGTAGACGTGACGAAGCTTATCAACGTCATTGATACTCAACTCGCCACATCGCTGAAAACTCTGCTCACACTATTGTCGCGTCACCAAGGCAGCACAGAGACTTACAGCTCAGTCGATACGCAAATCTATATCAAGACAGTCGAATCCGCACGAAGCATCACGAAACGCTTCTGGGCGCGGTCTTTTTCTATTGCCACACGTGTCAAAGGTGTGCAGACGACAGTAGATGTGGATTATGCACCGATTGACCTGCGGAGTGAACAGCAGCAGGAGGATGACCGTAAGAAGTTCATTGAGAACATTGAGTCTGCGGATTCCAACTTCTACGTCACGCCCGAAGAAGCGGCAATCGAAGTACGCAAGGCGCTTGGTCTCGACCCTGAAATACCGCCTAAGTTGGTCGATAAACTAAAGACGAAACATGAACCGGTTGCAACACCAACGCAGGAGAATCCATCCGTTCCGCCTACGCCTCCACCGACTGCAAACAGTCGCGTGAAGTTGAGTGCAGACCCACAACAGACGAGCGAACTACAGACGCAACAGGAATTTGTTTCCCTCTATATCTCACTCATGGGCTACGTGCGGGACCAGGTTAAACATGCAACGTCGCTCGATGCAATCAAGGCGAGTCTGTTTATCACTGATGGCGTCGCATCACAGCTGCAGCGCGCACTCTATCAACTCTATCGCCAAATATACGTTGAATCGTACAACGCTCGGGCGATTGCAACAGGAACGGCGCGCATCCGGTTCCCTGACACGCAAACATCCGTTGAATTGCAAATGCAAGCGAGTCGCGTCTTCCAAGGTATTAACGAGACTTATCAGTCCGAAATGGAAAATGCATTGTCCCGAGCGGTTGCAGATGCATCCAACCTAACTGCGTCTGAACAACTCGCAAAAGTCAAGAAGGCGATGTCCGATTGGGCAGATCAGCGGATGCAATATAAATCGCAAGAAGTCGCGCAATATGAGTCCGGTGTAGCCTACCACAAAGGGATGCTCGCACACGACGAAGTTCATGTTCCACAAACAATGTATGGCGTCGAACCAACGACAACCGAGCATGAAGCATGCGCTGAGATTATCGCGGGTGCGCCATATACGGTCGATGAAGCAAAATCAGTGACACTTCCGCTGCATCCGCATTGCCCACACATGCTCGTACCCATTCCACCGGAGGGAGGTGATAATTAAGATGAAACCAACGTCGGCGCAATTGGCGCGAATAAACCAATTGGCGAAGTCGCCCCTCAGCGAGGATCAGGTGTATGTGTTCAATGCGAAGCTCATCGGTGACAAACGCATACCCGAACGCTACCAAGCAGGTACGCCGAACTTCCTGCCCAAAATGGCCGATGAAGCCAAGGAAGGCGTTGATTTGAGAGTTGTGGAAGCCGAGCATGACCAGGGCGACGTTGGACGGCGCCCCGCCGGCCCCGGCCAGCAGGTCCGCGCCGACCCCGATGGGCATCCCGCCGTACGCCTCCTTCCACACGAGCAGGCAGCCGAC